ATGAAGCCTGTTGAGTTGTTTGAATATCAGATGCTGAACAACACCAAGGGCAGCGATCTTGTCCTCGACAGCTTTGCCGGATCTGGAACCACAGCCATTGCCTGCGAAAAGCATGGCCGCAACGCCCGCCTCATGGAACTTGATCCGAAATACTGCGACGTGATCGTCAAACGCTGGCAGGAGTTCACGGGCCAGCAGGCAACGCTTGAGGCCACGGGAGAAACCTTTGAAACCGTCTCAGGTGGTCGCGCATGAGAACGATCATTCTGCAAGATGACGAGGCCGACGAACTGGAGCGCATCCTCGACGCAATCCTGATCTCAGGCTCTTTGAGCGAGGGCAGCGTCAAGCGCACGATCAAACGTGTTTCGATGAAGCTGCACTGGTCGAAGAAGAAAGAGGCCGCATGACACGCGGTGAAAAAGTTTGCGCTTTTGTGGAAAGATATTGCCTGATCCCAGAGGGCAAGCTGGTCAGCAAGCGGTTTAAGCTCATGGCCTTTCAGCGCAAGTTCATCTTGGATATCTACGACAACCCGAAAGGAACCAGCCGCGCTTACCTTTCAGTGGCGCGCAAGAACGGCAAATCGGCTTTGATCGCCGCGATCTTGCTTGCCCACATCGTCGGCCCGGAGGCACGGCAGAACAGCCAGATCATCAGCGGCGCACGCAGCCGAGATCAGGCCAGCCTCGTTTTTAAGCTGGCCGAAAAGATGGTCAGGCTCTCGCCGGAACTGTCCAAGATTGTGCGGATCGTGCCGTCGCAGAAATCGCTGATCGGACTGCCGATGAACGTGGAATACAAAGCCATCAGCGCGGAGGCTGGGACGGCCCACGGCCTTTCGCCTGTGCTGGCGATCTTGGACGAGGTGGGTCAGGTGCGCGGGCCGACCGATGGCTTTATCGAAGCCATCGAAACCGCACAGGGCGCGCATGATGATCCGCTCCTGATCGCCATCAGCACGCAAGCCGCAACAGACGGCGATCTGTTCAGCATTTGGCTGGACGACGCAAAGAATGCCAAAGACAAACGCATCGTCAGCCATGTCTACACCGCGCCAGAAAACTGCGAGATTATGGACAAGGAGGCATGGAGCGCGGCCAACCCGGCGCTTGGTGAGTTTCGCAGCCTGACCGACATCGAAGATTTTGCAAAACAGGCTGACCGCTTGCCTGCCAAGGAGAACAGCTTTCGCTGGCTGTTCCTAAACCAGCGCATCGAAGCCACCAGCCCGTTCCTAAACCGCAGCGAATGGGAAGCCAACGCTGGCGAAGCAGAGGTTGAAACGGGTGCGCTATGCTATGCTGGGCTTGACCTTTCGGCCAGCCGAGATTTGACGGCATTTGTGATGGTGTTTCCGCAGGACGGCATCTACCACGTTGTCCCGCAGTTCTTCATGCCAGCGCAAGGCATCCGTGAGCGCGCAAAAGAGGACAAGGTGCCTTATGACATTTGGGCCGACCAAGGTTTTATCACGCTGATCGACGGCCCGGTCATTATTCCGGCTGTCGTCGCGCAGGCCGTGGCAGACGCGGCGGATCGATACGACCTTCAGCTTTTGGCCTATGACCGCTGGCGGATCAATGACTTTACGCGAGAACTGGACACAATAGGGGTAAGCCTGCCGATGCAGCCGTTTGGTCAGGGCTTCAAGGACATGGCCCCTGCGGTGGACAAGCTGGAAAGGCTGGTTGCCGAACGGAAGATCCGGCACAGTGCAAACCCGGTGATGAACATGTGCGCCGCGAATGCGGTTGCTGAACGCAGCCCAGCGGGCGACCGAAAACTGACCAAGGCAAAATCATCTGGCCGGATCGACGGCTTGGTAGCCCTTGCAATGGCACTGGGTGTCGAGTCGCACGATGCTGGTGGCTTGCAATCTTCGCCGTGGGATGACCCGGCGTTTACACTAAGCGCCTAGCGTGGTATGTTTCGCAGAACCGCTTTCATGGATCGGGTCTGATGGCACTGTTTGATCGCTTCCGCAGAGCGGAAAAACGCAACCTCGAAAACCCAACCGCGCCCGTATCTGCCAATGATTTCTTGCAGATCATGGGCTGGGGCGATCTCTACGCATCATCCGGCGTCACCGTAAACGTGGACACAGCCTTGGGCGTGCCTGCTGTCTGGGCTGCGGTCAACTTCATCGCTGGCACCATCGCTGGCTTGCCGCTGCACGTTTACCGCAAGGATGAAGACGGCGGTCGGTCGAAGGTCGAAAGCGAACTATCGTTGATCCTTCATGACGTGATCAACGAGGACATGTCGTCATTCGAGTGGCGCAAATATTTGTTTGAGCAGGTTTTGACGGGCGGGCGTGCGGTCACTTACATTGAGCGCAACGGCCTTGGCCAGATCGTCAACCTGTACCCGCTTGACCCCACCAAGGTGCGCGTCGAGCGTCTGATTGATGGCCGCAAGATTTACCGCGTGAATGCGAAGGTCTATGAGTCGAGCGAAATTCTTGACATGCCTTTCATGCTCAAGCCAAATATGACCGATGCACGAGGTCCGATCTCGCAGAACAAAGATGCCATTGGCATGGCTATCGCAGCCAGCCGCTATGGCTCGAAGGCTTTTCAATCTGGCGGCATCCCTCCTGCCGTGCTGCAAGGCCCGTTTGGTTCTGGCGCAGCGGCCAACCGTGCGTCTGAGGATGTTGCCGCAACGACCTTAAAGCTGGCGAAAGAAGGCCGTCCGATCATGGCGCTGCCGCTTGGCCATGAACTAAAAACCATTGGTTTTAACCCTGAACAGATGCAGCTTTTGGAGTTGCAGCGGTTTAGCATCGAACAGATCGCCCGCATTTACTCGTTGCCGCCTGTTTTCCTGCAAGACCTGACGCACGGCACGTTCTCGAACACGGAACAGCAAGACTTGCACTTTGTGAAGCACACCGTGAAGCGGTGGGTTGAGCAGTTCGAGCAGGAAATGAATCTAAAGTTCTTTGGTCGCGGCTCTGAATTCTATGTCGAATTTAACGTCGATGGCCTGCTGCGCGGTGACCTGAAGTCGCGGATGGAGGCTTACGCCACGTCGATCCAGAACGGCATCCGCACGCCAAACGAGGTTCGCGCCATCGAAAACATGGAATCAATGCCTAATGGCAACGATCTAATGATCCAAGGCGCAACTGTGCCGCTGGGAAGCCAGCCGAATGTTGGAGCGTCTAATGCCAGTGCCGAATGACGCGATGGCAGATGAGGCCCAGCGCGGCCTTGATTGGCGGCGTGAGTTTGGGCGCGGCGGCACCGAGGTTGGCATCGCCCGGGCGCGAGACATATCGAACAAAGTTAATCTTTCGATGGACACGGTTCGCAGAATGTCGAGTTATTTTGCGCGCCATGAAGTTGACAAGCAGGCAGAAGGTTTCAGCCCCGGCGAAGATGGCTATCCGTCCAATGGCCGCATCGCGTGGGCGCTTTGGGGCGGCGACCCCGGCCAATCTTGGGTCAACCGCATACTTGAAGATGAGGACATGGACGAGGACAGCCGTGCTGTGATACAATCCGGCCAACATTCGGGGCTTGCAATGTCTGAAAAAGAAATCCGTCGCGGCGTTCCTGTCGAAATCCGAGAGGATGAGGCTGGCGAAATCAAGGTCGCAGGCTATGCCGCCGTCTTTGGCGAAGAGACCAACATTGGCGGCATGTTCACTGAGGTGATTGAGCGCGGCGCTTTCAAGAAAGCCATCGGTCGCGATGATGTCGTTTTCTTGATCAACCACGAAGGCTTGCCGCTGGCGCGTACTCGTTCCGGCACCCTGACGCTGGCAGAAGATGATCATGGCCTCTACATGGAAGCCATGCTTGACCAATCCGACCCAGATGTCCGCAGCATCGTTCCAAAGATGAAGCGCGGCGATCTGGACAAGATGTCGTTTGCTTTCATCCCGTTGCGTCAAATGTGGGACGACAGCGGCAAGATGCCAAAGCGCATGATCCAAGAAGCGCAGCTTTTTGACGTGAGCATCGTGACGACCCCGGCTTATAACGGCACCGAGATCGGCTTGCGGTCATTGCAGCAATACCGTGAGCAGAAGCTGAAATCGCAGGCAGCACGCCGGATGCGGATGAAGGCCAAGATCGGCGGCATTGAAGGGCGTAATGAATATATGTTGCCGCCAGAGCCGCAGCCTGAAATCGTTTCTGGCTCTGTCAATGACATCAACACGCAGAACGCCATCGAAAACTGGAACCTTGGCCCTGAAGCTGCGTCTGACGAGCCGGGTGCAAACGCTGAATATTGGGCGAAAATGGCCGATGTTTGGAGCATCAACGAGGCCGAGGCCCGTCGTCAGCTTTGCGCCAACTGCGAATACTTTAACAACACGCCTGAAATGCTAAAGGCGATGGAAGACATCCCGCGCAATGCCTTTGACACCAATGCTGGCGGTCGCGGCTGGTGCGAAAAACTTGAGTTTATCTGTCACAACCTGCGCGCCTGTCAGGCATGGGAGCGCATGGAGTCTGAGGCAGAGGAAGAATAACGGCGGTCTCCCGCTGTTGGCCCATCCCCCCAGCCCTTGGGCAAGGCACAAAGTAGGAGGCCAGCATGGCTGACGTAAAAGACCTGCGGGAGAAGATGGCGCGTATCGCCACGGAAGCCCGTTCCAAACTCGCTGAAGTGACGGACAACACCAACGAAACCCGCGCCGCAGAAATCGAGCGCGAGTTCGACGCCATGATGGCTGAGCATGACCGCCTGTCGGGCGTTGCCCAGCGCATGGAAAAAGCTGACGCTGCCATCCGTGCCGCTCA